GCAGGTGCATCAACTAACCCAACACCAGTGAGCGTAGCAACAGCGGCAAGCGCACCAAACGTTCCTGCTGTATCTGATTCAATGGATCAAGGAACTACAAACGCAGTATTAGGCGCACAAGCACAGGCTGCGGCTGAAGGCCCATTAGCGGCAGCAACACAACAAGGTGCAGCCGTAATTTCAACTGCGGCAGGCAATGTGGCCGCAGTTGGTGCTTTTGCACAGTCACCAAGTCAATTAGCATCAAGCGGTATTTTAAAACCAGGTTCAGATACTCTTATTAATGGTCTTGTACAATCAGGAGCCAATATTAGTCAAGCAATGCCTTCAGCATTGTTTGCAGGTGCCCCGGGCGCACAAAATTTACAACAATTAACATCAAGTGTTGGTGCACAAGCAACTAGTGTTGTAACTAATATGCAACAGGCACAAACGGGCTTAACACTAACCGGAGTTATTACAGGAAGAGAATCACCAACACAAGTTGCAGGTCTAGTAAATGCGGCTACAACAGTTGGGTTAAATCAAACAGTTGGTGCAGTACAAAGTATATCAGGTGGTGGAATATCTACTAGAACATTAACCGAAGCAGTAGGTTCAGTAACAACAGCATTGACAGGTTCTAAAGCGTTAGGATCATTAGCAGCCGGAGCAACTGGATTGGTATCAAGTGCTTTGGGATCAGCCGGCGGAGCAATAACTACAATTGGTACTTCTCAATCAGCATTAGGTGCTATTGGTTCAGGCGCCGCAGCCGCAGGTGTCGCAACACTGGCAGGTGGTGGACTAGGAGGCATTGCCAGTGGATTAAATGCTATGGCAGCAGTTCCATCATTAACAGGATTGCTAAATCTAACACAAGGTGTTTCTGGTTCAGCATTTAATGCAATTAAGAAACAATTTAAGCCAATGCAGGCTGGTATACCACAAAATCTAACACAGATTGCCGCAGCCTCAGCAGTATCAAGTGCATTAGTTTCAGGACAAGGCACTGCTGGTAGCTTATTAGCAGGAGTTGCCGGTGGAATTGCGGGCAGTGCAGTCTATGGATCAGGTTTAATCAATGGGGCAAGTGCATTAGGAGTCAGCAGTATTGTTGGTGGTTCTGTGGGTAGTTTGGTAAGTGGAGCATTAAATGCAGTATCAGGTTTAACCTCAGCAACATCTATTGCAACAGGATCATTAGGATCAGTTACTAATATCTCAGGTGCTATTAATAATAGCGTACCAGGTGTGTCTGGACTTGCAACTCAAGTATCAAGTTCATTGGGTTCTATTCCAAATCCATTAAATTCATCATCTGCTTCAGTTGGTGCTATTGGTGGAATTACAGGATTGATTAGCAAAACAACAGGAATTAATCCATCTAACCCTGCTAGTATCTTATCAGTTGCACAAAAAGGTGTAAATGGTGTCACAGCATTGGGCGGCGCCGGCGCATCATTAGCAACTGGTGGATTGGCACAACTATCGGCATCTGCGTCAATTATTAATTCAGGCGCCGGAGCAAGTGCATCATCTGCCCTTGCTAGTGGTATGAGTAATCTGCCCGGTGGAATAGGAATTGCAGGCGCTGTAGTAAACAACGCATCAAATGCTGTTAACTCTATTCCGGGTGCAGGTCAATTGTCAGGACTTATTGGTTCTGCACAAACTGCGGCGATGAACGGGTTACCAATGCCAAGTATTCCAGGTGGTTTAGGCTCACTGTCAAGTCTAGCAAGTACTGGTCTAAGCGTAGGCGATGCGGCATCATTACAATCATCTATTTCAGCATTAAGTTCAGGCACAGCAGGGGCAATTCAGTTGCCTACATTTGGATTTAACACTACAGATAGATCATCAATAAGCGATCAAATCACCTCAGTATTGGGTGATCCTAGCATTCCCCCACCTGATTTAACAGGTGAAATATCTACTGAGGCTGTAAATGATATTCAAGCATTAGACAATGCACAACAACAAGCAATTGATATTGAAGATCAACTCAATCAATATCAAGATGTAATTGATGCGGCAAACACAGCCTACGAAAACGCATTGGCAACATTGCCCGAGGGTGATCCTGGAATTGAAAGCGCAAGACAAGCATGGTTAGCCGCACTAAGTGATCCTGGATACATAGCGTTGTTGAATCAATATAATGCAGACACAAACGTTGACATTCCCTCTATAGCAGATGCATCACAAACTGCATCTTCTACAAATTCAAGTGCCAACGAAACAACTATCAATGGATTAATTGCATCAGGAGCATCTAGTGCTAGTGGTTTAACAGGGTCATTAACTTCAAGTCTACCTAGCGTTAGTTCTCTTAGCAACTTAACTGGCTCAAGTGGAACAAGTTCATTGACATCATTAGTCAACAATCCTGAATCATTGAGTAGTCTAAAATCTACTGCTGGAACTGCTTTAGGTACCGTAACTGGTCAAAATGCAACTGCATTACAATCATTACAAGGGTCTGTAGCATCAAATACCCAAGAAATTAACAATTCTATCTCAGGTATTATTGGCCCGGGCGGCTAAAATAAGGAAATAAATACTGTATGGCACAATATATTGGATTTAGTACTATCAACGCTTGTTTACCCCAGACAACTAATAATGTATCTGGGTTGGCTGCCCGCAGTTTGGACGGGGGTTTAGGATTACAACAACCAATTAATCCGGGTAAAAAATTTAGATTATTAAATTCAGATTTAGTCGTAAGAGACTTGATTAATGCTCTTAATATACGTCAAGGAGAAAAAGTAGGCCAACCTAATTATGGTACTACAGTTTGGAGTTTCTTGTTTGATCCTAATACATTTGATGTTCAAACTCAACTTCAAAATGAAATTAAACGAGTTGCCTCACAGGATCCTAGAATAATTTTAAATGCTGTTAATGCTTTCCCCCAAGAAAATGGTATATTAGTTGAAATAGAAATGGCTGTTGCCCCCTTCAATAACCCAGCACTATTGAGTATATTTTTTAATCAAACGACTAGTGCGGCCGCAGTAGTTTAATCAAAAACCGAGTTTTTGATAATGATAAATATATCAAAAGAGAGTATCTATGGCAACAAGTTCACGACAAGCGGCATTATTTGGACTTAATGATTGGCAATCATTATACCAAACCTATTCTGCGGCTAATTTTCAAAGTTACGATTATGAAACCCTTCGTAAGAGTTTCATTGATTATCTCCAACTATATTACCCAGAAACATTCAACGATTACACAGAATCAAGCGAATTTATTGCCTTGCTTGACGTTATGGCTTTTATGGGCCAAGGTCTTGCATTTAGAAATGACTTAAACAGCCGTGAAAACTTTATTGATACCGCAGAACGTAGAGATAGCGTTATCAAACTTGCCAATTTAGTTAGTTATACTCCAAAACGTAACATTGCTGGACAAGGATTTATCAAGGTAACTAGCGTATCAACTACACAAAATATCCAAGACATCAATGGATTAAACTTAAGTAATCTACAAATTCTATGGAATGACCCTGCTAATCCAAACTGGCTAGAACAATTCAATACAATCATCAATGCCGCATTGATCACTTCACAGCGAATTGGTAAACCAGGTAACTCTCAAGACATTTTAGGTATTACAACAAGTGAGTATGCAATTCAAATTCCTGCTACATCACTACCAGTAGTTCCATTTAACGCAACTGTTGACAATCAAAATATGAATTTTGAATTAGTCAGCGCAAGTAGTGTTGGGGAAGACTATGTATATGAAGTTCCCCCTGCACCAAGTGGTAAGTTCAATATACTATATCGTAACGACCAATTAGGTTTTGGTAGCCCTAACACAGGATTCTTTTTCTATTTTGTACAGGGCAGTTTACAAAATTACGATTTCACATTACAACAGCAAATTTCTAATCAAAATATTGCAATTGGTAATATTCAAGGTATCAACAATAGTGATACTTGGTTATATCAATTAAATAGTGACGGAACTAGAACACCTTGGGTTCAAGTAGACAACGTATATGCAAATGCACAACTGCAAACAGAATTCTCTAACAAAGATATTTTTTCTGTAACTTCAGGTTTCAATGATACTGTTACATACATCTTTGGTGATGGTGTGTTCTCTGCTATCCCAGTAGGAAACTTTAGAGCATATGTTCGTTCAGGTAACGCATTAACATATGTAATTCAACCTAGCGAAATGAACGGAATCAGCGTTTCATTCACATATCTTGACCAAACAGGTCGCGCCCAAACAATTACATTTGGCTTGACATTAACACAAACAGTAAGTACAGCGCAAGCAAGAGAAACACTTGCAAGTATTAAACAACGTGCCCCAACACGCTACTATACACAAAATCGTATGGTCAATGGTCAAGACTATAATGACTTCCCGTACTCACTGTATAGTTCAATCATTAAAAGTAAGGCTATTAATCGCAGTAGCATTGGTGCTTCAAAAAGTTTAGATTTGCTTGATCCAACAGGTAAATTCTCAAGCATTAATTGTTTTGGGGATGACGGTGCTTTATATCAAGACACTACCCCTGGTTTTTATACACTTACAATTAATAGTACCAGTGATATTATCAATTTCTTTACTGGCGCACTATCAGCAGTATTGGCAGCAAACAGAGCAACTCAATACTATATTCAAAACTATCCTCGATATGCAATTAATTCATCTACAGTAACTGGCGCACCAGTATACTGGAGTACAGCACAAGTTAATGCAAGCACAGAATCAGGTTATTTTTATGAAATTAGTGGTGCATTACAAATTCCACAACCAATTGGCATCTATGCTTCAAGTAATTTGAAGTATTTGTCACCAGGTGCAGTATTACAATTTACTGCTCCTAATGGATATTACTTTGACAGCAACAATAGACTACATGCTGGTATTGGTGGTGCAGGTACAACTACTACGATTTGGTCAACAATTACTAACGTTATTGGTGACGGTAGTAACAGTGGTACTGGTAACTTTAGTAACGGCACTGGTCCCGTAACACTTAGTGGGTATGTTCCTGATGGCGTTACATTAACACAAGTTATTCCAGCATTCAGCAATGCGGTGCCAACAACTGTTATTCAAGAGTGTGTGGTTCTTATGGAACTACAACAGAATTTTAGTTTAGTATTTGATAATTCAATTGCTATCAATCAACAACGTTGGTTTATTGAAGCATATGATTACCCAAACAGTTTTGTTCAATTCCAAAGCATGGGTAACAACATTTACAGTATTACATATCAAGCATTAACATATTATTTTGGTAGTGTTGCAAGTACACGTTTTGCATTTAACCCTAACCAAGTTGTGTTTGATCCATACTCAGGTAAAGTGTTACAAGATTTTATTAACATTTTACAAGTTAACTCACAACCAGATTCAAGTCAGCCTTTAGGCAATGATGTTGTAGTTAATATTCTTGGTCAAACTGTACAAAGCGATGGTTATGTAGATGACTTCCAAGTTGAAGTTGCGGCAACCAGTGTGGATAACAATCAATTAGTATTAAGCCCTGACTTCTTTAGTGAAGTCACAGGTTATGTAAACGGTGGAACAAACATTGGTGTATATGTGTTCTTTCAAATCGTAACCGATCCATTAAACTTACAACAAAATTATATTATTCCTACAAGTAGTGTTTGCTATACATATCCTACAATCACACAGATTGAAGTAAACAAATATCAATATCCTGTTGGTCAGTTATTCTTTGCTTATAGCGAAACCAATGCACAAGGTGGTACAGGTAATTTCTATGTTTCTGTTCAAGAACCAAATGTAATAACACCATCATATACAATGGTATTGCAATCAGATTATACTTGGAAAGCAGGTCGTCAAGGTCTTGCATTCCAATATCGTCACAACAGTAACAACACAACTAGAATTGATCCAGTGACAACTAACATCATTGATTTGTATGTTGTAACTCAATCATATTATACTGCTTACACACAATGGGTAACTGATATTACTAACACAGTACCATATCCTTCAATGCCAACCATAAATGATTTAACACAAGAATATGGAAAACTAGACGATTATAAAATGTTGAGTGATGCATTGATATTAAATAGTGTAGTGTTCAAACCTTTGTTTGGACCTAAGGCAAATAGTGCGTTGCAAGCAACTATTAAAGTTGTTGCAAATTCAACCACTAATGCAAGTGATAGTGAAATTAGAAGTGCTGTTTTAACTGCTATGAATAATTATTTTGATATTAACAATTGGAATTTTGGTGACACATTCTACTTTAGTGAATTGGCATCATATCTTCATAATGAATGCGGCGATTTAATTAGTTCTGCTGTATTGGTACCAAATGATCCAAGTCAGCCGTTTGGAACATTATATGAAATCAAATGTTTACCTTATGAAATTTTCGTAAATGCGGCTGTACCTGATACAGTGGTAGTGATACCAGCAAATACCCCTGCACAACTTCAGGTAGGATACTTATAAAATGGCAAATACAAATAGAGTTAGAACACTTAATTTCTTACCAGAAATTTTTCAGACTACTAGCAACCAACAATTTTTATCTGCTACACTTGACCAATTAGTAAATCCTCCCAACTTACAACGTATTCAAGGTTACATTGGAAGTAAGTTTGGTTACGGTGTTAACCCAAACGATTACTATGTTACAGAACCTACAAAAACTAGAAGAGAATATCAACTAGATCCAGGCGTTGTAATTAAAAAGACAAATGAAAATACTGCAAAAGATTTTATTACATACCCAGGTATCCTTGACGCATTAAATCTACAAAACGGTGTTACTAACAATAACAATCGTTTGTTTAATAGTCAGTTCTACTCATGGGATAGTTTTACCAATCTAGATAAGATCATTAACTTTAATCAATACTATTGGTTACCTTTTGGTCCACCTTCAGTAACAGTAGCATCACAAACTGTTTATTCTACAGAGCAATATGTTGTAACGTCATTAGACAATGGTTATAATATTCGTATTGCTTCAGCTGAAACAGGTGAAATTAATCCAACACTAACATTGTTGCGCGGTGGCACTTACACATTCTTAGTTGATCAAGATACTCAATTTTGGATTCAAGGTCAACCAGGTGTAACTGGCTACAGTCCTACGCAAACTAACTTATATACACGTAATGTATATGGAGTAGAAAACAACGGTGCAACTCAAGGTTATGTAACATTTACAGTTCCTGCCGCAGACGCACAAAACGAATATCAATTTCCTGCTAGTGGTGTAAATCTTGATTTAGTATGTACTACACCATTTAGCCAAATCAACGGACAACTATTGTCAACAATAGGTGCAATTGATGGTGTCACATCATTGCAAGGTCTACAGATTATGTTTTATAACACAGGAATTCCTAACGAAACTGGGTATGTACAAACATATTATTCTGAAACTTCATATGACACTAATGATAACACATTAGTTCAACCTCTTACAATTTCAGTTAACCAATCAGCGGCTAATGTCTTTACATTAGCAAGTGGAACAAACGCATCATTAAATGTAAATGACACTATTACATTTAACAATCCTACATTCGGTGGAGTAACTGCGGGTAGCGTATATTTTATTAATGGTTTAGTGGGAACAACAGGCTTCACTATTTCTGCTACATTAGGGGGTTCTACTTTAACATTGACCAACGCAACAGGTTTAATGACTGCTAATACAAATCAAGGTTTGTTAGAAGAGGGTTATTATACCACTGTTGCAAACAACTTCTATACAGTTGAATATGTTGGTGATCCTGCTAACCCAGTTATTAGATTGATTCCAAGTGGAGTTATTCCTACTAATCAAACTATTACGCCAGCATTTGGTGTACAGTATAATAATTTACCCTTCTATCGCAACACAGTGGGTACAATTGCAGAAGTACCTTATATTAGTGCGCCCCTAAACACATTATACTATCAAGATGGTACAAACGCTGACAGCGTTGGTGTTATTAAATTAATTGAAAGCAATCTTTCAAACACAATAAACGTTACAACTGACATTTTAGGACAAAAAACATTTACTAGCACAAATGGTGTTGTGTTTACAAATGGATTAAAAGTAAGTTTTGACGGTGACGTTATCCCAACAAGTTATTTGTCAGGTGAATACTACGTAGAAGGCGTGGGTACTGCTATTGAGTTGATCCCAGTTAACTCATTGATCTGCCCTGAAGGATTTACTGAGGCAGTTTATAATCCATATGATTCTACTAATTATGATATTGGTAACTGGGACTTAACAGACTTTGTTCCTGTATTACCTGATTACATTACTATTGCTAGAAATAGTATTAACAAAAACGCATGGTCACGTAGTAATCGTTGGTTCCACATTGATGTAATTAATGCAACTGCATCTTACAACAATGATCCTACGATTCTTACAATTTATGCGTCTGCTACAGCAAAAGCACAACGTCCAATTATTGAGTTTTACCCTAACCTACAATTGTTTAATTCAGGTATTATTGGTAAACAAGCAGTTGACTTTTTTGACACAAGAACAACAGATGCATTAACACAAGTTGCAGATCAACAAAACTACTATCCTGATATCCAAGTATATAGTACATATACAGCAACCGTTGCCGGGGTTACAAATGCAACATCAACTACAATTACAATTAACGCAAGTGCAGTAACAGGAACACTACAACAGTACCAATATATTACTGATTCTACAAACTTGTTGCCTAGAAACTCACAAATTCAATCAATTGCATTGAATAATGGAGTATACACATTAAATGTATCATGGCAAAATGCAACTACATTTAATACAACTACTGTAGCAAGTATTGTTGCTAGCGACACAACTGTAAACAATTATGCATTGTTCTCAGGTGCTAGAGTTATTTTCTCAGCAGACCCAACAGTAAGCAACACAATTTTTGTTGTCAACTTGTCTACTCTAACAACTGGCTCAACACCAGTTATCACATTGACTCCTGCTGAAGATAGCCCATGCTTAACAAATGAACAAGTTGCTGTGTTGCGTGGTTACTATCATCAGGGTGAAAGTTATTATTATACTGGCACAAGTTGGGATTTAGCACAAGAAAAAACCAATGTAAATCAAGCACCTTACTTTGATATGTTTGATAGCAATGGTGTAAGTTTTGGTGACCCATCAGTTTATCATAGTACAACATTTACAGGTACTACACTATTTCAGTATGGTGTAGGTATAGGCTCAATCGATACTGTTTTGGGTTTCCCTATATCGTACAGTTCTATTGATAACCAAGGCGATATTCAGTTTGACGTAACACTTAACTCAGACACATTTAATTATGTGAACGGCGCCACACCTATAACTGAAAATATTAACACAGGTTACGTTTACAACTACACAGTGGACAGAACATTGTTCAGACAATTGGGTTGGCAAACTGCTGTAGCACCTAGTGTACAATATCAATATTTTGAAATTCCATATAGCCCTGCTACAACAACATACACGTGTGATATTGCGGCATTAACTGGAACAGCGGCAACTGATGCTGTTTGGCCAGTGGTACAAGTTTATATTGACAACGTATACCAATCTCCAACCTCATATACATACACAGTAGGAACAAATTCTACTACTATTGTACTTCCACAACAACCTTCAACTGCAACACTAGTTCAAATTCTATTGTTAAGTAATCAGGTAAGTACAACTGGATATTATCAAATTCCTATCAATTTGAGTAATAATCCATTGAACACAAATATTACTGTTGCTAACGTTGGTGATATTCGCAATCAATATCAAAGTATTTTTTACAATAATCCTAATACAACAGGTCAAGTATTTGGCCCTAACAACTATAGAGACTTGGGAGATATTGTTCCATATGGTACTGCTATTATTCAAAATAGCGCAAGTCTAGTATTGCCCGGAGCACTACTACGTGTACCTGATCACAATTTATTCAATGCGTTATTGTATAACAGCCGTGAATATGTTAACTATAAACAATTAATTGTAAGTACAGTTAGCAACACAAACTTTACACAAACATATAACCCTGCGCAAATTTTAGATATTGCACTAGCGCAAAT